AGTAGCATCTCCACAGAACATAATCTTAGAGTTCTCACCAACACGAGTAATGATGGAATCAAGTTCATGTGCCGTACAGTTTTGGAATTCATCTACGATCACAATTGAATTATCAAGCGTTGTACCCCTTAAGAATGAGGTACTCCAGAACTTAATGGTTTCCTGAGACTTGAGATTGCCATAAAGCATCTCAAACTCAGCATCAGAAGGCATCTGGAACATATACTTCACCATATTCTTATAAGGAATCTGGTAGATATCAGATTTGTCCTCATAGGAACCAGGAAGGAAACCAATTTCTCTGGTAGCAACTAAAGAGCGAACCAGATAGATTTTCTCATAAGGAGTTCTTTCATCCAGAACTTCACAAAGAGCATTATAAAGAGTAATGAATGTTTTACCCGTTCCTGCACATCCATATGCAACAAGATGCTTTCCTTCGGCATATGCATCAAAAAGTTTTCTTTGATTGTCTGTGAGAGGTTCAATATCTAATAGATATTCACTTCCAAGTGCCTTTTTTCTCTTCATCTGACGGGTTGTAAGACCAACTCCGATTGGTTGATCATTCGTCGTTCTTTTTCTTCTTGCCATTAGAGTTTCTTTACACGAGAACCAGGTGCTTTTGCTGCTTTTCCAAGAACATCATTCCATCCAGGATTACGATTGATGAGTTTATTTCTCCACTCACCAACCTCTCCTGGTGTGGCACATCCTTGCGACCAATCCCTTTTCCATTCAGGATTATCCTTGTACCACTGTGTGATGTCATGAACGCTCATTTCAATCACTTTCGTTTCACCAGTTTCTTTGTGAATGATTGGATATATTGCCATTTGTTAAAATAATATGTATCGTTATTTAGACCCACTCAAGGGCTTGTGAAACTGATGGGAACTGTTCGGTAAATACCTTCTTACATTCCTCTGCAATCACCATATGCTCTTTCTGAGTTCCATGAGCAGAACGGAGATTGATATAATGAATCCATGACCTGCAAGAACCCGTCATATAAATCCGAGTAGGAACTGCCAGTGGCAATACAAACCTAGCACATTCTTTTGCGACTTCTGCCTCTAGAAGGCGATTATAGAGATTCTGAGCGGCATTAAAGTGAACTCGGATATCTTCAAGCAATTTTAACTTTACATAGTCTCCAAGGTCATCTGTGGAGTTCTGACGGTTCTTTGTATCCTGCCTACGAAGTTCAGGAAGGGGAATTTTTTCTGAAATCAGATTTGTGTCCGCATATCTTTGCGAAAATTCCTGGAATGTAAACGAACGATGGCGCAGAATCTGTGCTGCAATACCACGATTCGTTTCAATCTCAAGCGTCATAGAAGACTGCTCAAACACAGACCAATGATTATGCTTAATACAATAAGCAAGCAACTTGGAATAGTTTTCTGACGCCTGATTAGCAGGATTAGAAACTCGTGCAATGAATGCCATTGTTTTTTCTGCATCTGGAGTCACGCTGATAAGTTTTACTGTCATTTTCCAAATCCTTTTGATGTTTTTGCTTCTAGTTCTGTAAGTTCTTGCTTAACAACTCTCAGTTGTTTTTTCATGTCAATCAATTGCTCTGCAGAATACAGGTGTTCTTGTTTTGTCATTCTTTCAAGCAACTTCACAAGCTCTCGTGCTCTCTTAGTCGGCATACCCATCATCATCCTCAAAAATTTCATCGTAGTCTGTAATAGTTCTTGTTGGTGCCTTATAAGCATCCACATCAGAATAAATTTCTGCTTTTAAAGAATCCACAAGAAGTTCCATGTTTCGAACAATCAGTTTCAGTTTGTCTTTGTCCATAGGATATAATTCTTTCAATTCATTTTAGCATAAAAAAAGGAGGGGATCAACCCCTCCAGAATATCAGCGCATCGCCATCGCCAGTTTTGCTTGATGTTTACGCTGTTCTTTTTCTTTTTGTTGTTTGATTAAAATAAGTTGCCAGTTGTTTTTGATTTTCATTGGAGTGCTCCTTTACTTTTGGTATTGGTGCGTTCCTTCGGTATTCCTACTTCCGCCCATAAGGGTGAACGTTCGATTATTTAGTCAATTAACTTTGTAACATTTGTTACAATTTTAAAAACCTTCGCGTGAGAAAATTTTGGGCGATTTTTTTTCGACTATTTTAGAAATCACTTTCTCTTTTTGGTTTTGGGTGCTTCGTAACCCCAAAGTTTCGGATTGATTTTACCACAACCCCATTCAATACTACGAATAGCATTTCCCATACTATCATAATACATATCAAAAAGATTAACTTTCTTACCAGATCTGGTAAGGTCATAACAAATCTTACCGTCCATCACATAAGTTACGATATATGCATCCTTAGGAACATCAGTAACTTTTGCTTCTTCTAAGGTACAATTATGTTTAAGTATTTCACATCCGTAACGAGATTTTAATGATTCTCTTTCTTGTAGGGTCCAAGTTTCATTTTTATCTTTTTCGGATGTCTTGGTCTTTTCTGTAGACATCTTTCTTTCTTTAATATTTTTTTCCATATCAATAAATTCAATTAGTTTTATGTTTCAGGAACGACCTCCCCAAGTAATATCAGGATAAGCTTCCGAAACAATTTCTTTTGTGACTTTATATTTTGTCTGAAGTTGCTTATCTTTTATCAGACAAATAATTTCTGCTTCCAGAGGATGCAAACCTTCAAGAATTGAAATAAACATTGATTCTCTACGAATATTATTCAGACCATCATTACCACCTTTGATAAAGTGATAAAAGTTCTTGAACTCTTTGCGAATCGTAGTGCGTTGTTGAGAATCATTAATTCCCATAGAGAACGAACCCGTTTCATGCATTCTACGAATATCTTCGGTAATCTTTGTACTTAAAGATCCACTATAAGAAGTTTGTTCCGAATATCCAGAATAAGGAACAGGTCCATCAGGAAGAGCAGAAATAATACTCTCATCAAAGTTCCAAATAAAAATTGCCTTTAATGATGGATGTTCATATTTTTTAAGAATTTCAACCTTTTTAGCATTCGAACGCTGCCTTGATGTAAGGTCTAAAACTTCAAATGCAAAAGGATTTTTTGGCAAATCTTCAATCACTGCAGGTTCTTTTGCAACCACAGTTTTTGCTTTAGTCGTCGTCTTCTTCTGTGTCGTCGTAGTCATGATAGTTTTCAAAATTAAATGCAATTACTTCGTCTGGAATGAGATTTCCTTGATTGTCAAACATCTCAGGATGAGGTCTGGGAATTTCTCTATAATTCATCATATACTCTCTGGCAACCCAACCAGTTACAATTCCCACTATAAGAAATAAAACGGTTAAGAATGAACCGAATACTAGGCTAACTGCTAACATTTCTTTTTCTCCGGGAAACTACTTTTTTCCTTGATATAAAGGAAAACTCAAAATAGATGGTAGTCTCTCGATTGAGAAAGCAAACCATCTTCTCAAAGATGATATGGAATGGTTTGGTCTGCTTTCTTTTTCCTCCATTAAGTATAAGTTCAACACCACGATTCATTCCGTGGTCTTCCCTTTTATTTAGGTTTGAATCAGACAATTTGCTTCTCTTTGAGGAATTTGATTGTTTCAACTGATCCTCCCAACTTTTTATCGTCACATACTACTTGAGGAAAGGTAGATCCCTCACCAAATTCGGAATAGAATTCTTCTCTAGAAAAATCTTCATTTAAAGTATACACCACAAACTTACTTCCTGTCAACTCAAGAACTTGTTTGACTTTGTAGCAATATGGGCAATCTTCTTTCGAATAAACTGTAAAATTCATAATTGTTAAAAATTTATAATAATTTATATAAGAAAAAAGGAGGGTTTTATACCCTCCTTAGTAACCACCAACTCACCTCTCCCACCACAGAGAGGGTCTTCATTCCCAAAGTTACAAGGATGTTGAAGACTTGAATATTATAAGGCATTATGTCTGGGGTGTCAAGTCCTCAAGAACTTTCCAGTCGAGTTTTAGTCCTTCAACATATCTGAATAGTTCTTCACCATTTAGATCAACGATTTCTTCACGACCAGGACCATATTTAAATTCTGCCTCACATAAGGAGTAGAATTTATTTTCACTAACTTCTAAATTTTCTTTTTCAAGAACTGCATGAACAGTTCCATAGATATTGTAAATTTCAAGTTTTCTAATTTCAGTAATTTTATAATTAGACATTTTAACCTCCTGCGATTCTAATTATTTTCCACGATCATAAGCGTGTTGAACGCAATGACCATTTCTTCTTACATAGTGAAAGAAAATCTGATGATAATAACTATCTTTATTTCCTTTCATTGGATCTCTCCAATGTGGGAGAACGCACCCTTTATATAGAGCACCATCTCCAGGATTCATTGTACATGAAAGGGCACTTCCATCTGGACGCTCAAACATAATCGGCCAATCATAATTTAGATTGTGGCTGATATTGACAGTAATACTGACTTCACAAGAAGGTCTGTCAGTATGCTTTGTAAGTTCATGACCTTTAAAGTAAAATCGATCATAATAATAGGTAGGATACAATCTTTCACCGATTGTATTCTCAATCACTTTCATAATTTCATAGTGTGTCTCTTTAAATTTGGGATGATTGTATCGTGCCAAACTACCAGAAACCTGTGCCTCATTGGGTTCCACGGAAACTTTTCCAGGACCATCATAACGATACATTCCTCTTTCCCAAGGAACTTCTTCATAAAAATAAGATGCATCAATTAGATTAGGCATCTCAATCACAGACCAATCAATTTTATTACTCATTTCCATCTAGGACCTACCACCCAACCAACAAGAGATTTACGATGCCCAGAAATAACTTTTTTGACACGATGTTGAGTTCTACTATCAAAAACAATTACAGTTC